ATGTAGGGCTCGCGCTCGCGCTCGAGCTGCCGCTCGTAGGCCGTGCCCATCGGGACCAGCAGGATGGCCGGGACGTCCTCGGCCGGCTGCTCGACCTGGTCGCCCACGAGCTGCCCGTCACGGACGGACAGCCGCCACCAGACACCGCCGTCGAGCTTGTCGGCGTCGAGCTGAATGCTAGCCAGATCCACTAGGCCCACCTCTGCATCCGGGTCGTGCAGTCCTCGGTGTCGTTGAGGGTGGCCTGATACGTCACGCTGACCATCGTGTCCGTGTTGCTGCCCGTCACGTCTGCGCCTGCGTCGCTGAACTTGACCGTCGGCAGGCTGAACGTGTAGCCCCGATCGTTGGCGTCGATCAGCGCAAACCAGATCGCCCCGGTCGTGTTGTCGGCGTAGGACTGCATCTCGGTGAAGTCCTCGAAGTAGGCGTCGAAGCTGCCGGTCACGTTGAACTCGCCCTGCCGCATGGACTGCGCGCCCAGCTTGCCCAGCTCGGTGCGCGCCACCACGTTGTTGTTGATGTTCAGCGTGATCTGCTTGGCCGGGAAGCTAGAGCCGGCGCTGCGGATCTCCGGCACGCTCAGGCTGTCCAGCACCGGGTGGTCCGTGGCGTCCGTGTAGGTCGCGCTGGCGATGAACTGGTCCGTGCCCAGGTCGCTGTCTTGGAACGTGCTGTTGGCCGCCTCGAACGTGAACGTGCCCGTGACGATGGCCTCGTCGGCGACGGTCAGGTCCAGCGTGTTGACCACGCAGCCGGTGAAGATCTGCGCCTTGCCCAGGTCCAGCCGCGCCACCTCGATGGTGAACGAGTCCTCGACCGTGCCATTCACGCGGCGCGCGGCGCGCGTCATGGTCACGCTGGTGGCATCGGCCGTGAAGTTGGCGTCGGCCTCGACCGTCACCGCCGAACCCGTCACCGCCGTCACCTTGTAGTATCCCGCGTTCGACCCAGCGTCGCTGTCCACGTAGACGATGTCGCCCACGCTGACGTTGCTGGTGCCCGCCGAGGTCGTGATCTCCTTGTTGCCTCCTGCCAGCGTCGCCGACTCGTCGGTGTAGACCGCCGTCTCAGCGCTGCACATCGTGCCACCGAGCAGCAGCTCGAGGGCCTCCGTGGTCGGGCTGAACATCAGCTCGAACGGCAGCTGGCCGGCGGCGCTCTTGCTCAGGCGCACGAGCTCCTCGACGTTGCGGTCGTCGTTGATGATGTTGGACTGCTGGTAGCCCACGCGGTCGCGCATGGACTGGCCAGTCACTTGGAGCACCTGCATCGCCGGGCTAGACGGCGTGGTGCCGAACGTGGTCTCCTTCACAAGGGAGACGCGCAGGCGGTTCGAGTCGCTCATGGTTGCATATCAGCTCGGAATGGAATCTGCACGGTGCGGATGCACCAGGCGTCTTCCTGGTCTGCCGTGCCGATGACGCCCGGCGGCGGCGTGAAGACGATATCGGGCGACGTGAGACGCACGCCCCGAAAGGCTGTTACGACGGCGTCGGCGAGGTCGATGCTGGCACCGTCGCCCTTGGCGATCGGCGTGAACAGCCGCGCCGTGGCCGTGCCCATCATGCGATAGCGCACCGTGCCCATGCTGATCTGCTGCTGGTCGTCGATGCCGATCATGAAGCGACACCAGCTGGCCGAGATGCTCGAGGGCTCCGGGCCGTTGTCGTAGACCACGTCGATGGACTGGCCTGTGCCGATCTCCGTGGCGAAGCGCCCGCGGATGGCGTCGAAGATGTCGGCCTGGTCGGTCATCGAATGCGCCTGTATTTCTGGAGCAGCTCGCGCACGGTCGGGCCGACGATGCCGTTACGCGCGCTCTTAGACCAGCCGCCCTCGAGGCGGTTCATGTAGGGCAGGAGGTTGGACAGGTAGGCGATGCACGGCTCGTCAATCTGCCGCACGCGCTGCATGCCCTTGGACACGGTGTCGTTGCCGCCCGCGTCGGTGCCCTGCACCTCGTTGGTCGGCCGGCGGTTGATGGTGATCTGCCAGTTTTTGACCGCGTGCCCGCCGACGTATCCCTTGGGCAGAAGGCCCTTGAGTCCTTTCTGTAGGCGCTCAATGTTGCGCTTCCATCGCGCGCGGTTGCCTCGTGGCGTCTTGTCGACGACCTTGATGAGAGCGTCCTGCATGATCGTCTGCTGCACCTCAACGGCGCGGCCGACGACCTCGTCCTTCATGAACTCGTCGATCTCGAGCTTCCAAGACTTGGCGTCCTTGGCCATCAGGTGCCCACCTCGCCGCAGTCCATCTGGTAGGCGACGACCGTGCCCTCGACCGTGAACGGCTCGCAGGCGTAGCAGCTGAACGTGCGGCCGCCGGCCGTGATGCGCGAGGCCACCGTCGGCGTGACCGTCAGACCTGACGCGGACACGTAGAAGGTGGCTGTCACCCGGGTGTCGGCACCCGTCTCGGCGTAGCGTTTTTGATCTGTTACGGGTCCGCCCAAGGTGACAGTCACCGAAGTCGCGCTCTCCGTGACGCTGCCGTCCGTGTTGTAGGTAGCGCCGGGAATGGTCAGGGTGCCGGACTGGCCGACCTTCTCGATGGCCGCCAGGGTCTTGGATTGGATGCGCGCCGCAAGGCTCATCGCGTCACCCGGTGCAGCATCGCCGCACCTCCGTCGGTGAGCAGCGCGCGCAGCTGCTGGTGCACGATGGGGAACTTCTTGGCAGTCGTCGCGCTGCCCACGAAGTCCTCCGAGATGCTGATCGCACCGACAGTGACCGAGCTGTTCGTCACGTTGCCCTCGCCGGCCGCCACGTCAGGCCGCAGGTCGACGCCGTTGACATGGCGCAGGGCGATCTCGGCCGTGGCGTTGATCAGCTTGGGCGGCATCTCGTCGTTGTCGTAGTAGAGCCCCGTGTCGGCGTCGACGACGCCACTGCGCGGCCAGTCCAGCGCCTGCGTGTCGCTGTCGATCACGCCGCGCCAGCGGTTGCCGTAGGTCTCGGTGATGTAGCTCGTCGCCACACGCAGCGCCTGCTGCTTGGTGTTCGTCGTCGCGGTGCGCCAGGCCGACGGGTTCTCGCGGTTGGTGAAGTAGCTGTCGGCCGCTTCCACCGAGGCGTAGCTGTTGCTGTTGCTCTTGCCAGTGCCGTCCTCGACCACGAACGACTCGTCGGACGAGTCGAGCGCCGCGTCCATGCGCTCGCCCATCGTGATCGTCGACGACGGCGCGAGGTGGATCTGGTCCGTGTGCTTGGGCAGGTCGTCGATGTTGACGACGAAGAACTGCTCGTCGGCGGCCTCGCGGCTGGTGATCGCCGCGCGCACCTTGGTGACCTCGGCCGCGATGGACACGTCCGTGCCGATCTGCGGCAGCACCCAGACCACGGGCGTCGAGGCGGTGCCGTAGCTTGCGCGCAGGTCCGTGACGAACTGCTCAAGCGCGTTGGTGAACAGGTCACCGCCGCCGGCCACGGCCATGTCGTTGGTGCCCAGCGCCACGAAGATGCCTTTGACCTCGGCTAGCGTCGGCGGGCTGCTGTTGATGGCACCCATGGCTGCCGTCACGTCAGCTTGGAACTGGTCCCAGTTCTCGCCGCTAACCGACTTAGCCCATCGACCCGCGCCGTAGACCGGGTCGCCAACCCAAGCCGTGCCCTCCGCGATCAACGTGGCGCTGACCGAGCTGCGCTTGACCATGACCACGCCGTCGGTGCTATGGCGTGCCTCCAGCTTGGCAAGGAGGCTGAACTCGGGACCAGCGCCAGTGTAGGGCGCGGGCGGAAGGCGCGTGCCGCCGCCGTGGCTGTTGGTGTGCGCGATGTAGTTCTCGACCGCCTGGTCCTCGTAGTCCCAGATCTGCTGCAAGGCACCACGGTCGCCGGTCGTGTAGACTGGGTCCGCCAGCGCCGTCGTGTAGGCCGAGGTCAGCGCGCTCGCGAGCGTCAGGCTGTCACCGAGTAGCAGATAGACAGGTTGCGTGGCCATGGGATCCGTGCGCGCAGGGTGGGGCCGCCGAGCTCGTCGAGCCCGGCAGCCTAACGATCACCGGCCTAGCCGATGATCTTGACGACGCCCTCGGGGCGCACGACCTTGGTGCCGTAGAGCGCGTCGATCGACCAGCGGTCGCGCTTGTGCTCACGGGTCACCTCAAGGCGCAGCGACAGGCCCGAGACGGGGTCGCTGATCGTCTGCGACGCGATGGCCGCGTTGCTGGCCTGGAACGGACGCGAGACGAACACGACCGAGTCGCGGTGGAACGCGACGTTGCCGATGTTGGTCCCCGTCCGGTCGATGACTGTCACGGTGGCGTTGTCGGCGACCGCTTCCAGCAGGCCCTGGTTCAGCGTGATGCTGCCAGCACCCGACGTGCCCGAAGCCACGCCGTAGTTGTAGCTGCCAATCGTCACGGTGTCGCCGGCCAGGATCGTCCCGGTGCCGGTATCCAGCGTCAGCGTCTTATCGCCGACCGCGTAGCCGTCGCCGTTGTTGACCAGGAACCCGTTGCCCGTGCCGGCCGTGTGGGTTTGCACGTTCTGGTCCATGACCCACATCATGCCCATCTTGGGCGTGAGGCTGGTGTCGCCGGACTCGAACGGGAAGCCCGTCACGTAGTCGCCGCTGGTGAACTGCTCGAGCGCGAGCAGGTTGGCCTCGGCGTCCTCTTGGAACACGCAGTACCGCTCGCCGCGCGCCACCTTGTTGGTGTTGAGCAGCTTCTGCGGGGCCGTCACGTCGGCGATCGCGTTGAACACGCTGCCGCCCTGGTCATCGGCGAGGCCGTGGCCGTTCTGGGCCGCCTCGAGGATGTCCGCGTCGATCGTCTCGATGATGGACGCCAGGGCCGCCTCGACGACGCCGGGGAGCTTGTCCTGCTCGACCTCCATGAGGTCCTTGTCCGTCATGTAGAACGGGGCCTCGTTCCAGCTGGACAGCGGCACGTTGACCGTGTCGAGCGTGATGTCCGCGGTCGACGGCGGGGTCGCCGCAGCCGTCACGGCCGAGGTCGTGATGGTCGGCGGGATCGGGACGTCGATTGAGCTGCCCGGCTGCGCGCCGAGGGTGTCGAAGTCGCGGTTGACGAGGCGCGGCATGACCGAGTGCGCGCGCAACTTGGGAAGCATGAGGCCCACAAGCTTGGGCACGACAGCGGTGATGGTGTTTGCCATGGTTGGCGGTAGATCTATGTCCGACACGGCTCGGGCCTTCCAATCAGATGGGCGTAGCCCGTCCGAGGTGTAGAGGGAGGTGAAACTCGCACCCGCATCAGCCGGCCCGGCTGTCGGACACCCGCCGGGTGCCCAAGTCGGCGGCGCACCCTAGCCAACGCTGTCAGCTAAGGGTTGCCGCGTCTGCGGCGCGCAGTGGCCTCTGTGAGGCCCAAGGCTGCGCGCGCGCATTGTAGCCGCTACTGGGCGGCGTCGTCAACAGGCGGCGGCGTGGCGGCCTTCTTGGGCCTGCCCACCTTGCTGACCTTGCGCACGGGCTTGTCGTGGAACACGTAGACCCGCCGGCCGCTGTGCGTCGAGGCGTGCCCGACACATTCCCATCCAGCCTCGATGCGCGCGCTGGTGTCCTTCATTGAGACAACCAGCAGCCGCAGCGGCTCCTCCTCGTCGGTATCAGGGCAGAGCAGATCGGCGAACCAGTAGCCGCTGCCGCTCTGGTGCACCTGTAGCAGCGTGCTGCCCTTAGGCTGGACCAGGTCGACGGGACCCATGGTGTGCCTGAATCGAACGCTTAGAAGCTTCTTTACTCCGCCCATTTTGCCTCTCCTCGCGCGACTCGTTCGGATGCTTGCAGGAACGCGACCGGGTCGTTGCGGACCTCGTCCATGCGGATCTGGTTGCCCCCGACGCCGCCGCCCGGACGAGCTCCGCCGCCGTCGCCGCCGTCGAACAGGTGCGGGGCCTCGGTGACCGTCCGGTCCAGCCAGTCGTCAATGGTCAGCTCTTGACCCAGCCCGTCGACCGCGTCCTTGGCGACCAGCTTGTCCAGCGTGTCGTTGGGCTCGAACGTGCTGCCCGCCCTGGTGAGCAGGTCCGCCCGGGCCGTCGGCCGCAGCCGCAGCTTCTTGCGCTCGAGGGCCGTGGCCAGTTGCTCGCCCAGGTAGACCGAGCCGAACCGCTGCCGCGCCGCGGCCTTGTCCGCCTCGGCGGCCTCGCGCTGCTGGTGCAAGTCCTCGAGCTGGCGCTGGTATTCGCTCTTGATCGCCTGCGTGCGCCTCTCGAGCACCTCGTCGAACTGGCCCGACTTGAGCAGCTGGGCTTCCTCCTCGCCCTGGGCCTTGTCCAGCATCGTCTGGTATTGGCCTCGGATCTGCTCCTGCTCGGTCATCAGCTCCTCAAGCTGCGCCTTCATCTTGATGTTGTTGTCCCGCATCTCGCGGTAGCGCGCCAGGTCGACGGCCGGTCCCTCGTCGGCCTCAAGCTGGAGCTGCCAGCCGTTGCCAGTGTCGGTGTAGTGGTCCCGGATCGCCTCCG